GAATCAAATAAAAAACTACTTAAAAACAAGAGCAGTGTCGTAAGAAAGTGTAATTTCTGCGAGAAAAATAAAATCAAAAGAAAAGACGATGTTTATTTTTCTAAATTTGGCTGTTGCTTTGATTGTCATGTACAATGGATAGAGGGCAGAGAAGAGCGTTGGCAAAGTGGTTGGCGCCCGGAAATAAAAAGTAATTGAAGTTTTTTGCTTCTATTTATTATAACAAACTTTTAGTATGGAGATAATAAAATGTCCAAGATGTTAGATGTGGTTCGGGGTATTTCTCAAGTAATGGCTGGCACTTATGATCGAGCAGTTGATCCCAAGACCGGTGAAGTAGTAAAAATCGGGCTTCAGAGAGAAAAAGATATACCAGTCACAGAAAGACCTATAATGGATGGGTTCAAGATTTCATTTTATGGAAACAAAATTTGTATCAAATATCAATCAGAGGTGCAACTCAAACATCTCCACCGCGTTGATTACGAAGCCGAAGTGGAGCAAATTTATGCGAATATTGTTAAATATCTCGAGAAGCAGTATCGGGCTCACACGGGAAAATCTTTGAAACTTAAACCTCTTGATGAGGCTGACATTTTTTTGCAGAGTATGTCCAAAATTAGAAATTGGGTTGAGTGTAAACGGCATTATAAAGTTTCTGGGGTGCGGGGTGAGCCAAATCCTTATACTGGTAAAGAAGATTTAGTTCGAGATGCAACCAAGAAGTTCCTTGCGCTAGGAAAAAACGATACCCCCTATTAAGGCTTGAGATGTGTCAAAATACTCTATTTCAAAAAAACAAATTAAAGCCGAAATTGTCAAATGCGGCAAAAATCCCACTTATTTTGTCAACAATTATGTAAAAATCGTCCACCCGATCAGTGGTCTCGTTCCTTTTAAAACATATGATTTCCAATCCCAATTATTAGAAGACTTTAATAACCACAGATATAATGTTATTCTCAAAGCACGTCAATTGGGTATATCAACAATTACTGGCGCATATGTATTGTGGATGATGATGTTTAATCGCAACAAAAACATCCTTGTTATTGCCACCAAATTTCAAACAGCATCGAACTTAGTAAAAAAAGTTAAATCCATGATGAAAAATCTTCCGGATTGGATGAGAATCGCAAAAATCTCTATTGATAACCGTGCTTCGTTCGAGCTTTCCAATGGCTCTCAAATTAAGGCGAGTTCAACTTCATCAGATGCAGGTCGTTCGGAAGCTCTTTCTTTGCTTGTGATCGATGAAGCAGCGCATATTGAAAATATGGAAGAGCTTTGGACCGGTCTATATCCCACAATTTCAACTGGTGGGCGCGTTATAGCCCTTTCAACTCCTTTGGGCGTTGGAAACTGGTTTCATAAAATATGTTCTGATTCCATTGCTGGTTCAAATGATTTCTTTATGACAAATTTGCCATGGGATGTCCACCCAGAGAGAGATCAAGAGTGGTTTGATAGTGAAACGAAGAGTCTTTCAAAGAGAGAAATCGCTCAAGAATATCTTTGCAACTTTAATGCTTCCGGAGAAACTGTAATACATGGAGATGACATAGATTATCTTTATGAACTAACAGAAGAGCCAAAATATCGTTCTGGATTTGATAGGAATTATTGGATTTGGGAAGAATACGATCCAACAAAGAAATATGTCATTTCGGCTGATGTGGCTCGTGGAGATGGAAGAGATTTTTCAGCGTTTCATATCATGGATGTGGATAATTTAGAAATTGTCGCAGAATACACCGGAAAACCTTCAATTGATTTATTTGCTAAATTTCTTTTTGATGTCGGAAATGAATATGGTGGATCTCTATTGGTAATTGAAAATAATAATGTTGGTTATGCTGTGATAGAAAAATTAATAAATATGGAATATAAAAATATTTATTTTTCAATCAAAGGCAGCGGAGAATACATTGAGTCTTATGTAGCCGAGTCGACAAACAATTCAGTTCCCGGGTTTGCAACATCATCTAAATCTAGACCACTAATTATAGCAAAATTAGAAGAATTCATAAGAAATAAACTAATTAAGATTAAATCTAAGCGCACAATTAACGAAATGCGTACATTTGTGTGGAATAATGGTCGACCACAGGCAATGAGGAGTTGTAATGATGACTTGGTTATGTCTTTGGCTATAGCATGTTGGGTGAGGGACACAGCTATTATTGCCAATAGAAGAAGTGATGAGTACAAAAAAGCTTTAATTGGCGGCATGTTTTTGGCAAATACTCAAATAGATGTTAAAGTTCCGGGTCAACAGGGGTATAATAGAAAATTCGATCTCGAGAAAAAAAGAGACGATGCAAAAAAACAACATGAAGAATATGGTTGGGTTTATAAAGGTTAAAAATAATGGCTAATCCAAGTGACGATTTTAAAAAACGAAATAGAAATCCAGATTCAAACCTTTTCCGAAGGTTAACAAGGCTTTTTTCTGGTCCGATTGTAAATCTGCGAACTCAAACTTATCGCAAAGAAAGAAGACGGCAGCTAGACAAATATAAATTCCGTTCAACGTCGGGACAACAGTTTAAAAAATCTGTGTATGATCCTTTTTCGAATTTAACTTACAATTATGTGGCGGCTCAAGGTCGTGCTGAAAGGTATGCTGATTTTGATCAAATGGAATTTATGCCGGAGATAGCGTCGGCTCTTGATATCTACGCAGATGAAATGACCACTTCCACTTTCATCAATGAACTATTAACAATTGACTGCAAAAACTTTGAAATTAAGCAATTGTTGGACGATCTTTATCAAAATATTTTAAATGTTGAATTTAACTTGTTTGGTTGGTGCCGAACAATGTGCAAGGCGGGTGATTTCTTCTTATATTTAGAAATTGAAGATGGCAAAGGCGTTACCAACGCTATTGGGTTGCCCACTCAAGAGATTGAACGGATGGAGGGGCAAGATCCGACAAATCCAAACTATATTCAGTTTCAGTGGAACTCTGGGGGTCTTACGTTTGAGAATTGGCAAATGGCTCACTTTAGAATTCTTGGAAATGATAAATATGTTCCATATGGCACTTCTGTTTTAGAGCCCGCTCGCCGCATCTTTCGTCAATTGACGCTTATTGAAGACGCTATGATGTCCTATCGTATTGTTCGTTCTCCCGAAAGAAGAGTTTTTAAGGTCGAAGTTGGAAATATTCCTCCACAGGACGTAGAGCAATATGTTCAGCGTGTTATGACGCAAATGAAACGAAATCAAGTCATTGATCCGGATACCGGTCGTGTAGATTTGCGTTATAATCCCTTGAGTGTTGAAGAAGATTATTTTATTCCAGTTAGAAATGGCGTCGGTTCCGATGTTTCTTCTTTGGCTGGCGGAGCATATACCGGTGATATTGATGATGTAAAGTATTTAAGAGAAAAGCTATTTGCAGCCCTTAAAATTCCTGCGGCTTATTTGGTTGCCGGGGAAGAATCAGAAGATCATTCGGCGTTAGCTCAAAAGGATATCCGCTTTGCAAGGACAATACAGAGGTTGCAAAGATCCATCGTTGCTGAATTAGAAAAGATTGGTATTATCCATCTTTATACATTGGGCTTTAAAAACAAAGATCTTATTTCTTTTAAGTTGCGCTTAAACAATCCATCAAGAATTGCAGAGCTTCAAGAATTAGAATATTGGAGAACCAAGTTTGATATCGCCGCCGCTGCAACCGAAGGCTTTTTCAGCAAAAGATGGATTGCCGAAAAGATTTTTAGTCTTTCTGAAGCAGATGCGATTCGAAATCAAAGAGAAATGTATTTTGACAAGATTTTCACTGCGGATCTTGAAAAGGCTGCGGAGGAAGCGGCAGCCGGCGATGGCGCCTTAGAGGCCGGCGGTGACGAAGCAGGATTAGGGCTTGAAGGAGAAGATGAATTGGGGCTTGAAGGAGAGGAAGATCTTGGTCTAGGAGGAGAAGAAGATCTTGGTCTAGGAGGAGAAGAGGCAGCAGGCGGCGAAGAAGAAATGTTGCTGGCAGCCCCCGGAAAGAGAGATGATATGACAACGACACCTAGGTCTAAAGGAAAGTGGTATAAGCCTGTAGCGAAGGAACTAGATAAAAGGCGACATTTAGCTCCGAAAAAGAAATCAATGAAAAAACAATTTTCAGATCGCCTTGCAAGCACATCGAGAGAAAATGTATATCCCAGTTTAAATGCATTAAGTCGTGCAGGGAAAGGTATTTATGAAAACCTTGAAGCTAATTACTCAAAAGAGGAAATTAAAATTTTAAATTCAAACGAAGAGATTAATGATTTAATTTCTCAATTGGAGAATGAAGATGAAAACAAGTAAACTCAAACATAATAAGAAAAGAAACACCGCTTTTCTTTATGAGTCTTTAATCAAAGAGCTTACATTGGCAATAGTCGAAAAAAAGCCTAAAAGAAAAAAACTCATAGAGGGAATCTTGGTTAAATTTTTTAAAAAAGGAACTAACCTCCAAAAAGATTTGGATTCTTATAGAGCAATTTATGAAACACAAGGTGTTTCGCCCCGCAATGCCGAGAAACTTCTCACAGAAGCAAAATTTAAAAGACATGTGGATGTCGATGACAAAGAACTGTTTAATGAACAGACTAGCCTTATTAACTTTATCAATAAGAGCTTGGGAAAAACGGCGTTTAATCACTTTTTACCAAATTATAAAAATTTAGCAACCCTCTCACAGATTTTTAATCATAATGTTTCTGTGAAAAATAAAGTTCTTTTAGAAAATAACATCATTAAGTCAATGATCACAGAAGACAGAGCAGAAATTGAAATGAAACGAGTAGATAATCTGTCTTTCAACATCTTCCTTCAAAAGTTTAATGAAAAATATGGGAATACTCTGTTGGAAGAGCAACAAGATTTAATAAAGAATTATCTTTTTTCTTTTGCAGATAATAAAGCGGGTTTGGTGGTTTATTTAGAGGAAGAACTTGATCGTTTGGGAAAGCAGCTTAAAAAAGCTCAAAAATTGGAAGAATGTGATGAGACCAGAGAGCAGCTTAAGTTGGTTCAAGAATCTCTAGCAATTAATAAAACTAAAAACATTGATAAAACTATGATTTTGCAAATTTTAAAAGTTCAAGAGCTTATAAGCGAGATCCACAAAAATGAAGTTTAAAATCAAATTAGATGATCCGGGTTTCCACGCCGAAGTTACCCTAGATGGTTATAAAACTTTGAATGGTGATTTTTTGTTTGATAAACATCCGGAAATGGATATCCTCATTAATAAAAAAACCAGCAAGGTCATAACATTTCCAAAAAAGGATTTCGGCACAGAAGCTTATGAATCTCAAGATCGGTTTCTGTCCTTTCTTGTGAATAAGGGTATTATGGATCGTTCAACCATTCGCTCCGGGAATGTAGCAAATTCTCTATTGGGGGAGTTGTTAGAGCCAAAAGAAGCAACGATGGACAATATAAGCATTTGCATGTTAGAAATTTATAATTTTTTAAAAAAAGAGGAACCTTATTTCAAGGTTATTGATGATTTTGAAAAAGATTATGATGATTCACTTCTCCATCCGGATGCAGAGCACTCCACTGAACTTGGCGAAGTTCCCCACAGAGACCAACAAGGATCGCTACCGCCTAGTAAATATTATGGTTATGGCTATGGCTATAGACCCTATGTTTATGAGTCACAGAAGCGGGAGGACGGGTGAATTTAATTTATTTTGTTCTCGTGGCTTATGGAATGACGCAAATTGTGGTATTCGGTTCCATTTTTAATAAAATCCGTCCAGATTATAAATTTTTTCATTGTCCAATGTGTATTGGATTCTGGATTGGTGTATTTTTATGTTTGATTAATCCATTTTGCACACTATTTAATTTTGAT